AGGTTCTGCAAGGTACACGCAGTTAATGGGGTCTTTTTTAACCTTTAACACCAAAGAGAGATGATAGAATTTAAATGGATGGTAGTTATACTAACGATTGCCGTTAGCGTATTAATGATTTACCTGACAGGAAAAAGGGAAGAGGAATGATACGAAAGAGAAAACATATTAGAGAGATTCAGAAGTACTTGGATATGATGATGATTGACCAAGTAAACCTCACTATCCAAGCAAGTAGATTTGGTTGGACACCTGAGATTCAAAACCAACTAACCAACTCAGCACTACTGATTCGTAAGTATCAAAGAAGGTTGAGGTTAATAAAGATGTAATGAACAAACAAGTAGCAAGGGAGTTAGATGAGTTTGTTGCTATTGTTGCTAACAGATTCTCAAGAAAAGATAGAGAAGGTAATGTAAACCAAGAAGACTTCTCTGTTGAAGATATTGTACCTACTTCAGACCACACGGCTGTCGTGAGATTTAAGAAGAACACAGGCAAGATTGGCCTGGGTTTCTTTTATTATATCCCAAGAGGGATGAGTAAAGGATGGAAGTATTTCTTCCCCACCGATTCTCATATCAATGGCTTTCGTGCCTTTGAGTTGGAGAAGTACCAAGTAGAAAAAGAAAACTATAAACATAATTTCAATGGAACAAGGACCACTTGATGAACACTTTGATATTAACCCAAACTCAGCGATGCCTAAAGGCAGCGAAGATGGGCAGATGATTTACGATGTAGGTGTACGCCTTGCTTGGAAAGTTAAGAAGGGTAATGGCTACTCAAACATCTATAAAGGTACTGCCTCACATCCATTCCAAATGGTAACAAGAGCAAAGTCTATTGAGCACATCAATAGAAACCCAGAGATGATTGCAAAGATGATGGCTTTCAACGGACTGACCGGTAAAAAGATTCACGATTTCTATGTACAAAAAGAGTTTTATAGAAAGGAAATCAGCCGTTCCTTTGCACACAAAGAAGAAGACTACGAGAAAGAATTTGGAAAATAAAAAACAAGAGCAATGAGAAACATTATTTATAAGGCAGAAGACCTTAGAGATTCGCTAACTACCCTAAGAAGAGAGGGTGTAAAGAAAGGTGCTTGGACTGGGTTCGATACCTTGTTTGATAAGTACTCCGTAAAGAAAGGTAGCACCACATACATCTATGCCGGTGCGCACCAAGGTAAGTCACAGTTTGGCTTCGAGTTGATGATGAACCTTTCCGAGTATAGTGGTTGGAGATGGGCAGTATACTCTCCGGAAACCGGATCGCCAACCGAGGTATTCGCAGAGTTGATGTGGGTATACTTGCGTAAGCCGTTCCTAATCAATGACCACCTAATGGCTACCGATGAAGAAACGGAAAAGGCTATTCAATTTATCAATGAGCATTTCTATATCATTGACTCCGGACTACAAGACTTAACTGTAGAAGGATTCTATACTGCAGTAGAAACAATAGAGCTGGACAACAATATCCAAATCGATGGTTGTATGATTGACCCATTCACGGAAATCAAGACCGATGTATCTTCTGGTGTACGTGATGATATTGCTATTGGTCAAGTGCTCACTAAGATTCGTAAGCATAGTGCGGAGAAAGACTTCCACACAATTGTAACTGTACACACTAAACACCAACAAGCCAAGTACAAGAATGGTGTACCATATGTAGATAAGCCAACGATGAACGACATCGCAGGTGGTATGCAATGGTCACGCAAGGGTATGATGGTTATCAATGTATGGCGTTGCCCATTTGGATTAGAGGATGGTAATGGCGTACCATACGAACCTAACCAAGTAGAGATTACAGTTGTTAAGGCAAAGCCTAAGATTGTAGGAAAGTTAGGTAGTGTAACTTTGTATTATGATAGAATGAAAAATAGATACTATGAACTCGACTCCCAAGGAAACAAACAATTCGCATATCCACAGTCTAATTCGTGATAGAAAGATAGCCTTTGCCAACTTGGTAAGGGCTTTCTTGAAGTTCAATGTAAGCGATGCATTGAAGATAGATGTACTCGAATCGGAAGATAGAGATGTATATATATCTATTAATGATAACACATATAAGTTCGATGTAAGCGACTATACCGGTTGTGCTGATCAATACATATTCTTCAATCCGTCTAATGGTAGATTGGTTATCGAAGGGAAGGGTGTTCAAAAAGTTTACAAATTAGAAGTTGACTTATTAGACAATCAAGTACTTTAGTGTATGGAAACAAGAGATTTAATACTCGAAGAATCTGCAGCAGTAACTAATCTGCTGTTAGAAAAGAACGAAGCCTATGGGGATTCTGCTCTAAACCCTGCAAACATATTTGCAAAGGGTAGTGCAGTAGAAAATCTATCGGCACGCATTGATGATAAGTTGATGCGTATTAAGATGCGAGGCATCGATGATAACACGGAAGATACTGTGCAAGATTTAATTGGCTATTTGATTCTATTGAAGGTAGCACTAAGAAGAGAACATGGCTAAAAGAAAATACGCAGCTGGGGAGTTTTCTCCAGAGCAATACAAAAACAACAATGAGTGGGGGATTGCTCGTATAACTAATCACCTAAGAAACAATGGGTTTGAAGTCGTTGACAAAGAAGTTGAAGATTACGATGTTGATATTCTTGCTTACAAAGGCGGAAAAGAGTATCGCTACGAAGCAGAAGTTAAGACCGGATATCCGTTTAATGGCTTGGATGATTTTAAGTTTGATACAGTTTCGTTCTTGGGTCGTAAGAAAAAGTACCACACTCGTAGCAAGAATGGATTTTATTACGCTATTGTATGCAGGGAAACCGAAGCAATAGTTTACTGCCACTCTGATCTTATATACAAGGAAGAGCATAGGCAAATAAAAACCATAAACACGGCACACCGGAAAGGTATTGATGAGTTCTACCTTGTGCCTAAAGAACAATGCTCATGGGCACAACTGAAATAATATTAACCCTGCCTAAGCCACCAAGCCTAAACAAGATATATGCAGGTAAGCATTGGGCAGTTAGAAAAAAGTATAAAGATGATTACAAAGCAGAATGTATTGATGCACTTAAGAAATATGATGCGTTTACTTGCGAAACCTTTAGTATGGTTATTCGCTATAACAGCCGCCTTGATATTGACAATGGGATTCTTGTTTCGAAATTTTTGGCAGATACTCTTGTTAGCGAAGGTATCGTTCCGGACGATAGCCCAAGATATTATTCGAAGGTTACGATCCAATATGACCCAATTCTTGAAAAGAACACGTACTTGGTTACACTCCGATGCACCGGATTTAAAACTGTAGAAAATGAGTAGCAAATATTACACTTGTAAATTAACTAAGAACCGAATAGATTTATATCTATACGAGATGGCTAAACTTTTTACCAACCTGGGGAGCGACTCTACGTTGGAGGAATATCAAGAAGCCTACCGAAAAGAAAATGAATACATCGACTTGATTGAAAAGCTGGATCCAGTCAAGGCACAGTCTATAAGGCCATATGGGAATCAATGATTACTACGAAGAAATTACTGAAACGGAAGCGAACTTCCTTATCGATGTCTACGAAGCAGTATCAAAGATTATCTATTCCGGCAGAGCTGTTACACTTGTGGGCATCTCCTATGAACTCAACATTAAGCCTACCGAATTATCAGATTATCTACCACAGATAGTCATGATGTGTGACAAGATTGAAGAAGAATACGAAGTATATAAAAGCGGAGATTGAGAGTGAAGCAATTCTCTCAGTGCAGCAAGGAAGGATAACCAACAATCTTGGTAGATTCATACTTGATAGGTCAACTGAGATTGCTAACTATGCTTTCATTACCAACGGCAACGAGGAACTAAAACAGTCTCTTATCGATGAAGCCGTTATGCGTGTTTGCGACAAGTTTTTACACTACTATGTGGAAGGGAAATGTGCAGCAAGTCTAATCATTGGCATGATAAAGACTACAATGATTAATAAGATAACATCCTTGAAGTGGCGAGATGTTTACGGAGCCAGAACAAAGGGTTATATATTCTCCATAGAGAATGGAGTAAAGACAAAGAAACTTATACGTTACATTAAAGATGATTATTTAAGTGAAAAATTATGATTGAGATTTATGAAGGTTG